TTGGCATTTTGACAAATGAGGGTATGTTTTGACAAATGAGGGTATGTTTTAAACAACTACCACCCATTTAAGCCCATGGGTTAATTGCCCATGCCCGGGTCGGGGGGTAATACTAGCCCCCGACCCTCATTTGACAAAAATGTCTAAAAGCCGCAATTGGTGTTTTACGCTAAATAACCCTGCACCTGGTGAAATACAATTTACCCAATCACAATTAAAGCTACTTATTGCTAATAAAGAGCTTGGTGATTCTGGTACACCACACTATCAAGGATACTGTGAATTTAACAATCCAGTACCGCTTAGTTCTGTGCGTAATTTTTTACCAAGGGCACACTGGGAAGTACGTAAAGGATCCCAATTTGAGGCAATTAAATATTGTGTCAAGGATTATTTGGAAAACGATTGTGCTTATCTTCTATACTCTGACCTAAAGCTTTCACAACTAGAAGAGTTTGGGCTTTTGTGTTACGGTTTAGATCTTAACTACTCAATTGACGAGCTCCTCGGCAGTCTCTCCGCGAGAAAGACCTCCAAACTCGAGGCCTTAAAACAGTTGATTGATAATGGAGCCGGTGATAAAGATTTGGCTGACAGTGACTTTGACACTTGGATTCGGCATTACAGGGGCCTTGCTGCTTATCGCATGCTTAGCGTTGCGCCACGATCCCATGAGATGGAGATTGTGGTCATCTACGGACCCACTGGTACCGGTAAATCGAAATACTGTTTGGATAACTATCCAAACGCCTACTGGAAACAGCGATCCAATTGGTGGGATGGATACGCCCAACAAGACACAGTCGTATGTGACGAATTTTACGGTTGGCTCAAATTCGATACCTTGCTCAGACTGTGCGACAGATATCCCTTGCTTGTTGAGTCCAAAGGAGGACAAATCCAACTTGGGGGAGCCAAGAGAATATGTTTCACTAGCAACCTTTTGCCAAGCAAATGGTATACCGTGCCAAACTTCAACGCCTTCATCCGAAGAGTGAAACGTTGGATCTGGATGGAAAAACTTGGTGATAAAGTGGAGTTTACTGACTATGATATGTTTAATATTGCGGTAACTAACTATATTAATAACGCTAACTTATCTAATATAACCTAACTCTACCCTACTGATACTATTATAACTTACCCTGGCAAGGGTTAAGGCTAAAGCCCTAACGCCTTGCAACCTTAGTTCTGTGCTTGATTACCGATAAAGTCGAAAAATGTTACGTTGTACGTAATTATAACTTGGTACTTCATTTGGTCAGCATTGTATCCTGGCATAGAATCTACACCGACAATGAAATAACACTCATTTGCTGGGGGACCACTTGTCAACGTTGACAAAGTACTATCCCTGAAAGACAAGTTTTGTAACTTGTGTGGATAACAGCGGAATCTTAACTTATGCATTGCACCACTTGTCGTTGATGGTGCATACTTCCACCGCATATTTTTATTGCCTTCTTCAATTAAATTATCCAAATCGTTTGGATAATCAGTTGCACTTACATCGTTCAAAATGAACATACGTGCAGCTCTTTCGTTAGCAGCAAAAAATTGATTTGTTCCAGAGGAAGTACCGCTGGAAAGACTTTCCGTTGATGTGTTAACTATATGGTTTGATAAGCAGACGAATGTAATCGTCGCATAATTAACTTTGTACTTTCCATACAAAGCTTTGTAGTTGTCAAAAAACATTGGTTGATGTCCTCCACTTGCATATGTCGGATCGTCTAGATTATTGCAGCGGTAAACCGCTACTGCTGTTGTTCCATCTCCTGGATTTAAATTAAAGTCTTCTACGTATCTTAAGACGGTGGTTTTCCTTTTCGGAAAACCACCTATATTCTGCAATCGCGATGCTCTAGCAGAAAACCCTCGATTTGCTACTGTTCTATAAATAGGAGTTCTGCGGCGGGTTTGCCGTCTAGCAAACCTAGCTCGACGGGTTCTAGCCCTTCTTAAAGCCATGTTTAAACGTCTTGGTCTTTTTGGCATTTTGACAAATGAGGGTATGTTTTGACAAATGAGGGTATGTTTTAAACAACTACCACCCATTTAAGCCCATGGGTTAATTGCCCATGCCCGGGTCGGGGGGTAATACTAGCCCCC